ATGGTATTTGAGTAACCCGTACTTGAATCGTAATCGTACCAAACCCACAAAGCACCGTCGTAAACATACAAATCGTACGTGTCCGTGCCGAACGCTATCGCCCCTACGGGGTCGCCTGTACGTGCTATGATGTTTGAGTGAGTGTCTCGGACGTCTATGTTGAATCCTGACGACTCCACTTGTGCGTCAAACCCGTAAAGCGTACCGAATGCAGGTCGATTGAATTGATTTGGAAGTGTAGTCAAGCCGCTCGGTTTCTTGAGCGTGGTCGTCGGGAACGTTAAAGACATTACAAGGAATCGGTTGAGCCGTCGGCAAATACGGAATAAGTGCCGTCAGTACGTGCCGAGACGTTGGCTCTTATCTTTTCGTAATGTCCGTGGTCATCGCGTACAAGGACGTTTCCGTCGGCGGTTACTGCTTCGCTGTGTATCTTCCGCCAGCCACCGCCGATATACGCTTCAACATCCACAGTCGCACCGCTCGTTACCGAGCTAGCAGCAATGGTGAATGTCCAGCCTTTCGAACGTTCAACGCTGAAGGACGAGCCCGCTCCCGTGGCACTGACGCCGCTTAGGAGAGTGATCTTCTGGAGTGATTTTAACATTGTTAGTCTTTCTGTATTAGGTGTTTAAGTTAATTCCTGTACCAACGTAAGAGCCGCCCATCTTAGGACTACGTGTCAAAGAAAGCGTTCCCCGTTGCGGTCTGCTACCGCTCTTCTTCTGCCTCGACTTCTTGGTACTGATAGCCCTTGAAGCGACCTCGGTAGGAGGAGGCGGTGGCGGTGGAGGAGGCGGTGGAGGAGGAGGCATTTTAGGTGAACTACCTATGCACATGATTATTCTTTCGTTGAAATTAATGTTGTATGTTGTTCTTCGTAAACGTCTTTTAAAAAGTCTACGACGAATCGTTGCCCGACTTTAATCCAGATCTCCCGTTCACTGTCCTTCGGATCAGCCATGCGTACGGGAAAGCGTTCGTCTAAAGCGTCGATTAAATCTTTGCTTAAATCGGGCAATTTTCTTTCGATAGTGTAACGCACGATGCCTAACCTACCCGTTAAAACGGGTCTGGGCGAGTTAAATCTTCATCCAGCTCTCCCGTAACCCCATGAATTATATGAGAATATTTCCGTTTTTGTGCCGTGGTGAACTCTTTAGGCATCCATAGATACTTGAGCTTCTTGTGCTTGTGGTTGTACTCGTCCTTACGTATCAAGTACGCCATCCATGCGTTGGTCAGTGCTTCTTCCTCGGTCATACCTGCGTCGCTGTACGCCTTTAACACAGTCTCCCAACTCGCTCCGTTGGTATCTAGCAACCGCTTGGCTTTGACTACGCCTATACCTGGAACACCTTTGAACCCATCGACCGAGTCACCTGCTATAGTCTGCATCAAGTGGTAGGCGTCCGCTTCTTCTTCGGCAATCTCATGTAGCTCACCACGGTTAAAGTCGTAGAACGTACAGGGTACGCCTTTGAAGTCTTTGTCGATGGAAACGATTATCCGTTTGTCGCTACGGTTGGGTCGCTCGGTTGCAAGGATAGCAAGCACGTCGTCAGCTTCGAGGTTAGGGTAGATTACAGTACCGTATTCTTCTGCCATCCAAGCACGTATCGGATCTAGTCCAATCGGTGCAAACTTAGAACGTCTGTTAGCTTTGTAGTCAGGGAACAGTTTGCGTCGGAAGTTGTTCTTGTCGGAGATGGCGAGTATGAAGTCGTCCGCTTCTAGGTGTTTCTTAAACGTCTCAAGACGATCCACGATCCAAGTCTTGGCTAGGGCTAAGTCGGTATGTACCGTCCACAGTTCTTCGTCCCATTGAATGTTAGCTTGAGCCGTGAAGGCTGATTGATATGCCAGTACGTCGGCGTCTATTAGCATTGTTGTTTTGTTGTTCATTATATCCTTTCGTTTTGTTTTGTTTAATGTTTGTAAAAGATCGACCAGTCTTCTCGGTAGGTTTGAAACTTACTCGACGACCTTTTCGCTTCTGCATATAAGTTAATGGTTTTAGGCATGGTGATTGAGGACGGTATCAGATACCAAACACGGGCTGGATCAATCCAACACGCTATGACGTCAATGTCCTTACCGATCCTAGACTTACTAGCTCTACCGCTACTGGTCGTAATCTTGTACGCAGTCCTGTCGTTTGGAGTTACTGTAGACGTGCCTTTGACTTGTACCTTCAAAGATCCCGACGGACACACTACGATAAGATCCCAAGCAACAGGAATAGTAGGTATGTTAGGAATGAATCCCCGTCGTAACACTTCGGCTTGGAACTCTGCCTCGTAGACAGCTCCGCTCAATACGTTTGCAGATACCACAACGACTTAGTGTGTTTCAGCCCAGTTCTTTCCGACCTTGTATTCTCCGTCCAATGGACATCGCATCTTCAACGCTATGCCCGCCTTCTTGATCGAGTTGACTGCAAGCTCACCGTACATCTTGGTATGCTTCGGTATGACTTCAGCTTGAAACTCGTCATGGACATTGGCTACGAAAGCGTACTCCCTGCCTACTGCCCATCCAATCTTAGTCAACGCCCCGTGTAACAGGATGATGGCTTCTTTCATTACGACCGCACCTGCTGACTGTAACAATGTGTTAAGAGCCGCGTGGTCGGAGCGTATCGGTAGCTTCCTGCCGTCTAGTCCTGTTAGGTATCCCTGCCTACGTACCTTCTCTTCGACTGCTATCTTCAGTTTGTTCAACGCAGGAAGCGACGCAAGAAAGCGAGCCTTTAGCATCCGACCTTCCTTTGCCGTGCCTCCTACTATTTCCCCAATCTTCGCATCACCCGCGCCGTATAAGAATGCATAGATAAACGTCTTCGCTTGGTCACGTGTCTCCAATCCCGCCGCCTTCTGATTGACCGAGTGAATGTCCCCTTCGATTACGTTCTTTCCATAATGCCCGCCGTCAAAGCCCGCGAGGTAGTGAGCAAGCATCCGTAGTTCCAACCCACTAGCATCGCACCCGACTAGGTCGTACCCTTCTCCTGCTTTGAATAGCTCCCTGCATTGCTGACCGTAAGGTGAACGAACGGCTGGTACTTGTGCCATGTTAGGAGACGAGTGAGTGCATCGACCTGTTACTGCTCCGTTAGTGTTGACCCGTCCGTGTATCCGTCCGTTACGTACACATTTGATCCAAGCGTTGTCACCTTCAGCTAGCATACCAAGACGTTTGGTAACCATCAGATAGTGCAGGAGCAGTTGAGCCGATGGATGCTTGACCGACTTCAGTACTGCTTCGTCAATCTTAGGCTGTCCGTTCGGAGTGTGTTGCGTAGGTTTCCAACCAAGAGCTTCCAAGCGTTCGCCTATTTGCTTTTGACTAGATGGGTTGAACGGTATGGTCTTCGTCTTGTTCTCACATTTAGTTGCTTTGTTAGCTAACGCTTGTACCTTACCGTCCAGTTTCAAGACCTGTTTCAACTTGGCCTTTGTTTCAGCAGTGTACGTTACGCCGTCTGTTTCTACCGTCCAACCCGAAGGCGTCTTCATCTCTTCTACGTTAGGTGGAAAGATCCGTTGAAGCTCGTCCAACAGTTCAGCCCGTTTAGTAGTAAGCTCGGCAATCAAGGCGTCCGCTTTATCGGAGTCAAACGCAAACCCAACCATCTCCTGCGCTCGCATGATACGGGCAAAGGCGTGTTCAAGGTTAAGCATACGCGTGTCGGGATTCTTCTTTCTCAGGTAAGCTCCAACAGCAGCAGTAACAAGGACGTCTCGTTCGCAGTACTTCTTCATCTCTTCGGTGTACTCGTCAAACGCTCCTTCCTGTTGTCCGAAGTCTAACTTGAACATACCGCCAAGGCGTTCGCCCCATGCCTTCAAGCTATGTGATCCCCATAGTTCTTTAGGGAACTTGCTTCGCTTCATGTCGGCTGTACGAACGTCCGAATGTACGGCACGACAAGTAACCATCGTGTCAAGTATCCGACAGTTAGGCGACCAGTTGTACAGCTTTTGTAGGGCGGGTATGTCGAAGCCTAATACGTTGTGACCTACGATTGTATCAGCTTGGTTCAACATACTCAGTCCTTGCGGGATACCGTCACCGTGAAACGTAAGCATACGGTCTTTGACGGGATCGAAGATACTCATACAATGAACGGTCTTCAGGTCTTCGAGTAAGGTGAAGTCTTCAAGCCCGTTAGTCTCGATGTCGAAGTACAGTGTTTGGAATGCTTTCTTATTCATAGTAGTTTAGAACGGAGCATTCGCATCCATCGTTTGATTGTTATCGTTGTCAGTTGCAAACATCTGCGTATCAGTTTCATTTAATCTTCCTGTTTTCTGGTCGAAGAAGAGCGTAGTAGCCAGTCCAGTTTCTCCACTGAATCGGTTCTTTAATACTCTTATTCGAGTTTGGTTGGCGTCGGACTCGGACTGTTGGTTGCGTTCCAACCCGATGACCATGTCCGACAGTTGTGGTATGGCATGAGATCCGCGAAGGTGAGCTAGACTTGTTACCGCTCCTTCTTCGTGACCCGCACCTTGTGGTCGTTTCAAATGACTGACCAACACCATCCCGCACTGAGTCTCTTCAACGAGCGAGCGTAGCCGTGTCATTGTGTTATCGATCAAGCGTCGTTCGTCGTCTCCGTCAAACCCGCTTACTACTATCGACAGGTGATCAAGGAATATCCACTTGCAGTCCAGTCCTTTGCATAGGTATCTGATTCGGTTAAGTAGATTATCACTGTCACAACTGCCGAAGTGATCGTAAGTATAGAAGCGTCCGTTCCCTACCGTCTCTTCAAACGCAGGTCGCAACGCTTCATGGTGGACGTCCTTC